ATGTTTTTAGGAGTTCCTATAACATGGGCGTTCATGGAAGCCACCCGCTATGCAGTATCGGGATTTGGCGGACAATTTTGGCCTGGCCGATTTACATCATTTGTAGCAGGTATTTTTATTTTTACCATAATGACATACATGTTTAAAGGTGAAGCAATCAATCTAAAAACTGCAGTATCATTAATGTTAGCGCTGTCACTTATTTTAGTACAGCTCTTTTGGAAGTAATGATATTTATATAAAATGCTGAACGAATACGAAACACAACATCAACTCAATCCAAAATTGTGGACAACAGATCAATGTTTGTCTAAGAAGCTCCGTGCTGGCTTTATGAAAATTGCAACTGCATTTCATGATTCTCTAGAAATTGATGCTCCTATTTTGGATGTTATATTGATTGGTAGCAATGCAAACTATAATTGGACAGAACATAGCGATGTAGATTTACACGTTGTTGTAAATTATTTGAATGTTGGCGATAATTTGTATTTAGTTCAACAATATCTACAAGCCAAAAAAAGCATATGGAATTCAAAATATCCATTAACATATAAAGGAATGAACATTGAATTGTATGCACAAGATTCAAATGAAAGTTTGCATGGATCGGTTGGTATATTTTCCGTAATGAAAAATAAATGGATACGTAAACCTGATGCAGATACAATTTCAATTGATGATGATTTGATTCGGCAGAAAGCTCAGCCATATGAATATGAAATTGAAAACATTGACGAAGCTGATTCAACGGCAGAAACAAAAATAAAACGCATTCTAGTTAAACTTCGCAATTTGCGCCAGGCAGGATTAGATGCAGTAGGCGAATATTCTATAGAAAATTTAGCTTTCAAATATCTGCGAAACAAAGGATTAATTGATCGACTAAAAGAAATGCTTCATCGCATAACTGCTAATCAATTGATAATTGATGAAAATGTAACTGATGCGTTAGCACAACATGTTAATAAAGAACGCATACTTACAGAAACAGAATGGAACATGATCATCAAAAAAACCGGCGGCGTTTCTGATTCGCAAGGACAATGGAAACATCCCGGACGATGTACCATGATACCAGGCAATCAAATTACAATGCAACGGGTACCATATAAAGTATTAGGTATTGATGATACAGGACATATGCAATTGATGCATCCTGAACAATCTTATACATATCCAGGTACTCGAGTATTTGAAATACCACATACGCCGCAATGGCAAACGGCCATAATGCAATTATTAAACAAAATAAGAAATGGGAGTAAATATGTCAAGTAAAGGCTTAGGAGATGATATTAAACGCATAACAAGTGCAACTCGTTTAGATCAATTAGCAAAACAAATTGCTAAACTTTTAGATGAAGATTGCGGTTGTGATGAACGACAAGAATGGCTTAACGAAAAAACAAAGAATTGGCCAATATACAAAAAACGAAACAAGGACGTAAATGGGAACAATAAGTAGAACGGGTATCACCCCCGGCGGAACGATACAACCTACGCACATAACAAATATCATTGATGCATTAGATGGAACTAGCACAACCACAACAGTCGTTGCATCGGGGTCATTTAGTGGCTCATTAATCGGTGCATTAACTGGTACGGCATCATTTGCTACAACTGCATTAAGTGCTTCTTATGCAGGAAATGTTCCCGTAACGGCAAGTTATGCCTTATCGGCATTGAGTTCATCATACGCTGTAACGGCATCATTTGCTCTTAATGCAGGTGGAGGTTCGGGAGTAGGCTTTCCGTTTACAGGTTCAGCTCAAGTAACAGGGTCGATGGGCATTACAGGTTCATTAGCGGTATCGGGGTCGTTAAGAATAGGCACCCCATTCGCTCAAAATGCACTAACCATTACTGGATCAACATTTATATCTGGATCACTCGTTGGGTTTGCTGGACAACTTGATACGAATACAAACCTAACTGCAAATAAAGATGGCATAATAAACTTGGCCGGACTTGGCGGGTCTGGGTTTACAGGAAAGTTTGTATTACCAAATGATCGACCAGATCAACCAGTTGCAGGTTCAATATATTGGGATGACGCCACTGAATACCTATATGTATACAATGCAAATAATGGCCTATGGAAACGAGTTCAATTAACTTAACTAATATTATAATCATCATATTTATATAAAAAAGGAACATATGAAACGTTTAACACGAGAACAATTACTTGGAATTCTTCGACACACCTTAACATTTGTAGGTGGTATTTTAATTGCCAAAGGACTTATTGATGAAGCAACTGCTACGGAAATCATTGGCGGTGTTATTACTTTAACCGGAACTATTTGGTCAGTATTAGCAAAGGCTTAATATGAAACGATTGAATGAATGTGGTTGTGGTTGCAGCGGAGCTAAAGGCGGATGTCAAGATTCCGAAAACACCAATTACATGTTTTTTGGCAATTTAAAAACAATCAAAAAATATGTAGATGCCATGTTGCAAATGGATCCAGATCAAATTCAAAACATTTTAACAAATGGCCATGATTGGGCAGTCGATCACATTGCTACATCCAAAGATGATATTCAAGAAGTTGGCGATTTCTTAATGAACACCGTGGGGCATCACGATAATGAGATGTCAGGCTTCGGCGGAAACGTATCACGACCACAATTCATTCCAGTTGGATTTAAAGATCAACTTAAACAAGCAATGCACGAAACAGTTCGCAAAGTTAAAGGAGGATATGCAGTATATCCATCTAAAGGCGGAAAGCGATTAGGAACACATAAAACACGTAAGGCTGCACTTAAACAATTGGCAGCAATAGAAATTTCAAAACGTCGAAAATAAGTTATATGGCATATTTAAATGCAAACATTCCTACAATTACATGTTGGATTAGGAATGAATTTTTATTCAATCATGAACAAGGGCATGGTGAGTATACTGCTGCAGATGTACATTCGATAGCATCAATTCAAAAACGTACTCCATTATTTGAAGCATTCTTAGAAAATGGTGTTAATTGGACACGGCGGCCGATTCATGCATTTGTATGGCGTAAAGATGCAGAAACTCTTCCATTAACGGAACATGTTTATTGGGATTGTTTTTCTTCATATATTGATGTTCAAGTACGAGAAAGATTAGCAGGATTACGTGCAGATTTAATTTCAATAACAGGTACCAAACGTCAAGGCGTTTACATGTTTACGTTGGATTGGTCGCATGAAAATCGAAATGTAATTGATACGAATTTCTCCGAAACGCCAGAACATAAATGCGGCCACGTATTTAAAATGGATAACGGCAATTTTTTTATTTATCCAAATAATAGAATTATATGGATGGATAATGCTTGGACATTTAAACGAATTGATAAAAATCCTGGATATCGAATTGATATGACGGTATATAGCGTTGAAGGCAAAGGGGGCTTTGAAACTGATTACAGTTACATAACTAATTTTACCAAAGAAGATGACAAAACAAACAATAATTCAAAACATACTTCATAACACTAATCTTCATTTGAAGCCATCTAAAGTTTGTGATGGTGTGGGTTTGTTTACAATACTCCCAATAAAAAAAGGAGAAGTATTAATGAAAGATGTTACTGCAGATACTACATTTATTAGCTGGGCAGAATTGTCTGGATTGCATGAAGATGTAAAATCATATTTAAATACGATGTGTAATTCAACTGCACATGGCATATTTTTGTCTCGTACACCAAACAATATCAATTTAGCTTATTTTGTAAATCATTCCGATTCTCCAAATGTTACTCACGATTTAGATTTAGATGAATTTGTGGCAATTCGAGATATTGAACGGGGTGAAGAAATAGTTTGTGTGTATACTCAAGAAGAAATGTGGTAAACATATTTATTAATATGAAACTAATGAATTTACTTTTTGAATCAAAAGATAAAAAAGAGACTTTTGAAACATTTGCCGATACCCGAGAAGCTGGGGCAGAGAAGATTGCAACTACAGCTCATAAGAAAGGCGGATTGGCTTTATTAACATGGCATCATTTCAAAGTTAAATTGCCTTATTATAAACGAGCAGCAAACGGAAAATTTGATTTAGAAAAAGCTAAACAAGAGTTTGATGCTACATATAAAAAGATTTCTACTTCAATGTCTCAAATTGAATTTCAACGTGAAGTAGGTCGTTTAGAAGTCTTAGGCGAATTGATTATCCGAGAGGAACGTGGACGATGATACGTTTAGTTGATTTATTGTCAGAAGACCTTCGCCGATGGGTAAAGGAAAAATGGACAGATCAACATGGACGTCCTTGTGGCAACGACGAAACCAAAAGCGTTAAGAAATGTCGTCCGTCGCGACGAGTTTCCAAAGATACTCCTAAAACGTGGAGTTCATTTGATAAAAAAGAAAAGAAAGCGTTAGTTGCACAAAAGCGCCGAGTGGGTATGGGTAAACGTACTCCTAAGGCTGAAGGTGCTATTGAAGAAGAAAAAGCAAAGCGTGATGCTTGCTACTACAAAGTTAAACGAAGATATACTAAAAACGGCGGAACGTGGCCATCGGCATACGGATCATTAGCACTATCAGCTTGTAGAAAGAAAGGTGCAAAGAATTGGGGTAAAAAATCATGATGCGATTAAAATCATTGCTTGTTGAATTTGATAACAATGAAGTAACATATGACAAAACTAGTTTAACATCTGTATTAGATCAAACCGGATATGCAAAAACATCTGCGGAGTACATTTTAGCTAAAATAATAGGAACACAAGAAGGTTGGTTAGCAACTGCAAATGCAGGTAAAGGTTCTAGAGCATATCGAAATAACAATCCAGGTAATTTAATGTATCAAGATAGTTTTACAACAATTGATCCAAAAGTTGTTCAAGAAACTAATGGCAAATATGCTAAATTTTCTTCGCCAGTTTTAGGGGCAAAGGCACTAATTGATATGAAAATAAAAAAATGGGCAGGTGGTGATATGCCAAGTACTAGTACAAATTTAAACATGACACCTAAATACGTGAAAGGTGAAAAGCCGACTATAAAACAATTCATGTATACATATGCTCCCCCGAGTGAAAATAATACTAAAAACTATATTAAAACTATTATAGATGGCGTAAAATCAACATATCCTAAAGTATCGAGTTTAACTAAAGTATATGACATTTTAACTGCATAATTTGGATACAAACATATTATTCATTATATTAAGTTATGAATCAAAACTTTATAGAACAATTATTTATTGATTCGATTAACACCATGGCAACTAACAATTGGGAGTGGCCAGAACAATGGAGTAAAGAACGCAGATTGCATTTTTTGAATGAATCGCTGCGATATGCTACGGATCGAGAATTATATGAACAATGTGCAATTATACGCGATGTCAAAGAAAGTATCGAAACCCTCTAAACGAGGCAAGTATCAAGTTGTATTACTCAACGATAATCGCAATACATTTGATCACGTAATAGGGTGCATCATGGATGCATGCGATCACAACGAACTTCAAGCGCATCAATGTGCATTAATTGTGCATAACGTAGGCCGTTGTGCAGTATTTATAGATACTCATGATGCCTGCGAAGCCGTATATGAATATTTTATTAAATGCAATTTAACTGCAACACTAGAAAAACATGTTAAGAAAAATTCGTAATTACATTATTCGTTTCCACATTGCATTGTTGCATGCAACTTATCATCGCAATATGCGCCGTATGGAAGCAGCTCGAAAAAAACTTGATATCATTAAGTTTAAAACATATGCATACCGTGCAGAAGATGCATGGCGCAAAATAGTTATATTAACAGAAAAACAAAAACAAAATGGGTAAAAAATCAGCACACACAGGAATGTCTCCAAAAGATCGTTCTGCGATACTTATGGACAAGTTTATTACTAAAAACTTGAAACGAAATGAAAATATGCCGGTATTATCTGGTATACGTAAAGATCCAAACATTCCGATCCATATGTGGCCATTGCAAGATCAAATTGAATACTGGGAAAATCGTACGGATGCAGATCGTTTCAATGACAAGTATCCAATATATTCCTTTTGGCTCGACGAAGTTAAACAACGATCCAAAGTTCATCCAACGTTCTTCATATCGAAAATTAACAAGTTAGGGGACATGGTAAAGGAAATGTATGCATCAAAAACATTTCCGAAAGACGCAGTTAATATTTTAAAAACACATGGTTTGTATTAATGGAAGAAAAGCAATACAAATACATTTACGGTATTGGCAAAACGGCATTAGATATTCCAGAAAGCGAAATACGCTACGCCATGGAAAACACTAAATCTAATGCTGAAGCTGCTCGCTTTCTTAAAGTATCATTTACTACTTATAAAAAGTATGCTCGAATGTACGTGGATCGAACCACTGAAAAGACATTGTATGAGCTACATAAAAATCAATTTGGGGTAGGCATACCAAAAGACGTTTGCAAAGCCAATAAAGGTATATATTCAATTGATAATATCTTGACAGGCAAGCATCCTAACTATCCTACCTGGAAGCTACGCAATAGATTGTTGGCATTGGCAATACTTCCAGAACAATGCAATTCCTGTGGGTATGCAGAACGCCGAATAACTGATGATACAGTTCCTTTACTTTTAGACCATATTGATGGAGATGAAACAAATCATTGCATAGAAAATCTGCAGATGCTTTGCATCAATTGTTATTATCAACAAACAGGCAATCCATTTAATCAAGACAAAGAACGTTATTGGAATTACAATTTACTTGAGTGATATTTATTAATATGATATCTATGAAGCAATTATTTTTAGAAGGTCGCTATGATTCTTTAGTGACTACATTATCAAATAAATTGCTTGGCATAATCAAAGACAGTTACGCAGCAGCATCTGATCCTGCAGGCCGGTATGGCAGTGTAAAGATCTTTTACAAGCAAGGAGAAACGGTTCCTGAAATTGAAGATGATGAAACTCAACCTAAAATATATTTTGAAGAGGTAGAGAACACAACCATACCGGTAGAATTTTATTTGCAACTCAAAGTGCAATGGATTGAAGGTTTGAATGATCTTCGATCTGGAGGCGATGCATACAATGATTCCAAACGCAATGCAGATGAACCACCTTTAATTGAAGTACGGTTCCAGATTGATCCGGCGGAATATCCTCGCGTATTAAGTAGCATTGCAATGAATCTTCGAGATACACTGCGGCATGAAATTGAACATGTTACGCAATCGGGTTGGAATACAATTGATGGCAAATATATTTCATCAGATGCGGCACTTAGAAATAAAATTGAATCAGGTAAATTGCCTGCAGCTCGTTATTTTACACTGCCAAAAGAAATACCAGCAATGCTTCAAGGTTTGTATTTTAAGGCAAAGAAAAGCAAACAACCATTCAAAATGATAGTTGATGAATATTTATCTATGTGGGTAGAAAATGAAACAATTACTCCACAAGAACGAGAAAACATATTAACTACATGGAGAGCATATCTTCCTAAATTGGCAATTCGGCAGGAGTTATAGTGATTAAATTGAAAACACTTTTAGAAGTTCAATTGATCAAAGAAGCACTGCCCTTAGATAAAGCACGTGAATATGTTTCCATGCAACGTAATCCAAACATTGAACAACAACAAGATGCAGTGTTGAGTGCATTGGCAGCATTGCCAGATACTAAATCATCACGTAGATTGGATCGTATCGGCGTACCATATGAAACCAAAGAATTTGGCATGGATATTAGCGATTTGAGTGATGAATATACTGGGTTTTGGTATGAAATGCGAGACTTAGTTAATCGTGTAGACCGTATAGATGGTAAACCAGAATACAGTACGCGTATGCCCAATTGGGAAGATTTGTTACCGGGGATGGTAGCAGATGAATATGGCCGCAAAACAAAAGTGTCTAAATGGATTACTGGTCTTGTTACTAAAATTGAAATTCAACACAAATTAAAAGAACTTGAAAACTACATCGAGAAAGATGAAAAAGGTCGAGAAACGTTGATGGGCGAGCGTCCAATGGAAGATGTTCGCAAACAATTGAAAGACAAAGCAGTTACAGAAATCAATAAGCTTATAGACAAATACAATGAAATTCCAGAAGTTAAATTGTATCGAGAAAACAAAACCAAATCGTTTTACATTGTATTTTCAAAACATCGATACGATGTGGCAGGAATGAGTACGGGTCGTGGATGGACAAGCTGCATGAATTTATATACTGGAATCAATGCACATTATGTTCAACACGATGTTAAAGCCGGAACATTGGTTGCATATTTAGTTCGTAATGATGATTTGAACATTAAAAATCCTGTAGCACGCGTTGCAATCAAACCGTTTGTTTCGTTGGAAGATCCGAGCAACGTATTGTATCAAGCAGAACAAAGAGTATATGGTACGCCGCCAATTGGATTTTTAGACGAAATTAATAGATTGTTAGGTGCAGTACAAACAAACAAACAAGGCATATTCAAATTAAAAGATACATTGTATTGTGATACCGGGTTAGATACCGTGACGCGTTGGTCAGATCCAAAGATTCAAGAAAAAATTTCTGCAATGATTAAGGACCGGCGTTTAGCTACGACTACCGATGAAGTAAAATATATTTTATATCATTATGTACAAGGCGGATCCAATCTTTTAGAAAAAATAAAAAGCGAAATGATATTTCAGGAATCAGATAAATTATATGTATCTGCACCAGATCTAAACATCATATACAAAGTAGATATACCATATTCGCCTATTGCATTTAAACAAGTTAATACATTTGATATAACTCCGCAACCAGCATCATTTGAAAATTTTCCGCGAATTGCAAATACTTTAGTACTTCGACACATGGATATTGATTCTTTTGAAGCATTGTCGACAAACATTACGGGTCTATTAGAATTAAAAAACTGCACAATTGAAAGTTTTAAAGGATTGCCGGCAGGACCTTCTAATGTAACTATTCAAAACAGTGAGGTTAGATCGTTTGCTGGATTGCCTCAAACTGTCAACGTTTTATATTTAAACAATTGCAAAACGCCAATGACAGTTGATAAATTAATTCGAGAAACGAAACCAACCGGCCTTACAGAATTATATCCGGGGTCAGATTTTTATTCTGGATATAATCTTGAACGATACGCAAAAACGGATCCATTGGCTGCTGATGTATGGAAACTTATGCAGCAAAAAGAACCAAATTTTACAAATTACGATGATAGTGTTATACCAATTGTATATGCACGCGTAGTTATAGACATATTAAATCAGCTTCCAACCATAACTCATTGGTCAAGTTATAGTCGAGAAACATGGTTAGCTCAGGCCAAATTGCAACTAAATATTAAAAACGAATACTTAAGGTGATATATGACATTACATGAATCGCAAATACCAGTAGCAGAAGCATATTGTGCTGAATGCTTAATTGAAACAATCAAATCTGCAGATGAAAATCCAGAATATGTAACCATCAAGGAATCTGGAATCAATGAAGCCGAATATCAGGGCCGCAAAGTGCAATTGGGTAAACCAATGCGCGGCGATGTTAAGAAATTCAAAGTCTACGTTAAAAATGCCAAAGGCAACGTTGTAAAGGTCAACTTTGGTGACCCTAATATGCGAATACGTAAAAGCAATCCCGCACGTAGACGTTCATTTAGAGCAAGACACCGTTGTCATACTGCCAAGGACAGAACCTCAGCAAGATATTGGTCTTGTAGAAAATGGTAATTTGGATTTCACGAAACATTTTCATATATTTTTGCCATGGAAAAGATTGAAGTAACTATGCAGAAAATTTGGCAAGCAACTCGTCCAATCATACAGAAGAGCAAAAAAACTTACACTCGCAAGAAAAAACATAAAAAACAAGACGAATAGGTTGGAATGTAACTCTTTATTTCATATTATATAGAAAATAAAAAGAGTTATGAAAAACAAAAAAGTTATTGGTGTGCCAACCTTAGTAAATGGCAATCCGCAAATTATCGAGTTTGGTACAAACAAAGACATTACCAACTTGTTTCGTCCTATCATGATTAAACATGCATTTGATAATGATGAGATATTGTTGTTTGATGAAGAAACCGGCCGAGCCAAACGCATGAACAAGTCCGGTATTGAATTAGAAGACATTAAACAATCACAACCAACACCACAACCTATGCCACAAGAACAAGATGTAGTACTTAGTTTGATTCAGAATGCTTATAAAATTAAGCCTGCAACATTGGAAATGTCCGACATCAAATGGAAATATTTGGTTCGGTCTGCAGTGCGCGGTAAAAACATCATGATGGTTGGCCCTGCAGGTTGTGGTAAGACGCAAGCCGCAAAAGATCTTCCTGTGGCAACCAATCGACCTTTCTATTATTTTAACTTGGGTGCAACGCAAGACCCTCGAGCAACCTTGATTGGTAATACGCATTTCGTTGATGGTCAAACATCGTTTGATGAATCGGCATTTGTCAAGGCAATTCAAACCGAGAATGCCGTTATTCTATTGGATGAGTTGTCTCGTGCGCACCCCGAGGCTTGGAACATCTTGATGACAGTATTAGATGAGGGTCAAAGGTATCTGCGATTGGATGAAGATATCAATTCACCTACCATTCGAGTTGCTTCAGGCGTATCATTTATTGCAACGGCAAACATTGGTACCGAATATACATCCACTCGGGTATTGGACCGAGCATTAATGGATCGATTTGAAATCATTGAAGTTGATATCTTGTCACTATCCCAAGAAGAAGATTTATTGACAAAACGATTCCCAACCGTGAACCGCAGTTTGATTCATGCAGTAGCAGACATTGCAGATGCAACTCGTAAAGAATGGAGATCAGAAGATGGTAAACTTACCACAATGGTATCCACTCGTATGACGGTGCGCGTATGTGAATTGTTGGCAGATGGCTTTTCTTTATCAGAAGCCGCTGAGGTATCAATCCTTCCATTCTTTGATGCATCTGGCGGTACGGATTCTGAAAGAACCTTTGTTAAGCAAATTATCCAAAAGCATATGGCAACCGAGATGAAGGACATCTTCAATACCGGTGTTGATGGCGAAGGCCAAGAAAACCCATTCTAATTTTTCATAGCTCAAAAGAGGCGGCAGAAATGTCGCCTTTTTTTCTGTATTTGGTTGGAAACTGAATAGTAATTTCATATTATATATAAAATAAAGAGCATATGAGTATTTTAGGTAAATTTGATGGCAAACGATATTATTCAAGGTCAGTATCTAGCTTTTGGTTAAGTGATGATTTTGATACAGACTTCAAACGAGGTGATGGTATTGACTATACCAAGTTGGCTGCAACGCAACGGGCTATTGCTAATTTCGTTAACATTGTAACGGGCAAATCAATTCCCGTAGTATTTCAGTCCGCAGATGCAAGCTATACCGATGGCGAATCCGTTGTGATTGGCACCAAACTTGATGATAAGAATTTTGATCCAGCTGTTGGATTAGCATTGCATGAAGGGTCGCATATTGCATTGACTGACTTTAACATGTTTAAAGGTGGTGGCATCTTGGCAAATTCGCCAATGGCACAAATTGTTCGAATGAATGGACTTGATCCGGACATGACAATGCAACACCGAGACTTTGTGATCATCAAAGATTTATTGAATTGGATTGAAGATCGACGCATTGACTTTTATATCTATACTAGTGCTCCAGGTTATCGTATGTATTATGAGGCAATGTATGATAAGTATTTCAATGACAAAGTTATCGATAAGGCATTGGTAGCTAATGAGAAGTGTCAAGAGACATGGGAGGATTATATGTTTCATATCATCAATCTAACTAATCCTAACCGCAATTTGAAAGCACTTGCAGCATTGCAAGAAATTTGGAATGTGATTGATCTTCGAAACATTCAAAGATTGCAATCTACCGAAGATGCATTGTTAGTTGCATGCAAAGTATACAAGCTTGTTAAGGATGCTGTAGCAGAAGCAGAAGCAGAAACCGATTCAGCTGAAGAGCAATCGCAATACGGAGACCCTCAGCAAGACAACGGTGGTACGGGTCAAGGCGATGGCGAGGGCGATGATGGTGATGAAGATGGTGAGGGCGAAGCTTCGGATGATACAACCGAAAATGGCGTTGATAGTGGATCTTCATTGTCAGCAAATGACCTTAAGAAATTAGAAAAGGCAATTGAAAAGCAACGAGATTTCCTTAAGGGTGACAACAAGAAAACAGGTAGACTGAATAAAACGCAAGCAAGCATCGTTAATGCTATCCGCGAATCGGGTACTGAGGTTCGTCAAGTAGCAACAAATGAATCAGGTACTTCCGATTTTGTTGATACAATTGTTATTAAAAAATTGACTCCGGGTATCATCGCAGCAATGCCTCATTTATTTGCTAGTAGAGCAAATGATTATGTTGCAGGCACGTTAAATTATGCGGCCGATGTAGCATCTAATCAATATCGCGTTAAATCGCTCATTGAAAATGATCAAAACATTACGCAAGGTATTATTTTAGGCAAGGCATTAGGGCGCAAATTGCAGCTTCGCAATTCGGATCGTACCTTGAAGACCACTCGTTTGCAAGCTGGTAAGATTGATCGCAGATTGATTTCCCAATTGGGTTATGATAATGCTAACGTGTTTCATCGCATTGTAACGGATCAGTTCAAAAATTATTTTATTCACATTTCAATTGATGCATCCGGATCGATGGCAGGTGAAAAGTTTCGAAATGCCATTATGTCAGCCGTTGCAATTGCACAAGCTGCTTCTATGACAACTGGCATCCGTGTACAAATTTCATTGCGTGGTACCGAATCGTCGACGGGTGGTAAAGAAAAAGCAATTACGGTTTATGCATATGATTCGGCACATGATAAAATGAGTAAGATTCGTAACTATTTCAAATATCTAGATACGTTTGGGTGTACTCCAGAAGGGTTAGCATTCAAGAGCATTGAGCAAGACATTAAGCGCGATGCAAAAGGCGATGAATGCATCTTTATCAATTATTCAGATGGATATCCAACCGATGTATCAGGTGTTGCTCATCGATATGATGGCGTTCAATTTACTCGCAGAGTTGTTAATGGATTCCGTGAATTAGGTATCAATGTTATTAGTTATTTCATCACCGGCGGCGGATACAGTTATGATAAGACTCCATTCCATACCATGTACGGACTTGATGCTAAATTTATCGATCCCAAGAACATGCAAGAAGTTGCAAGAACATTGAATTCCAAGTTCTTGGAAATTGCTAAATGATTCTATATATATTAATATATGGCATATGTATATCGACATATTAGGTTAGACACGAATAAACCATTTTATATTGGTATAGGATCTGATGAATTATATGAACGGGCTAATTCAAATAAAAGTAGAAATAAACATTGGACTCATGTTGTAAATAAAGTACAATATCGAATAGAAATTATATTAGATGATTTAACGTGGGAAGGCGCTTGTAAAAAAGAACAAGAATTTATTTTATTATATGGTCGTAAAGATTTAGGTACGGGAATATTAGTTAATATGACTAATGGGGGTGAAGGATTAACTAATCCTGGAGAGGAGTTAAGACAACATATGTCGAATTTAAAAAAAGGACGACCTGCGTGGAATAAAGGGTTATCTGGATTTATACATTCAGAAGAAACCAAACAAAAAATGCGGTGTAAACGACCTAATACTTCGTTAAAGTTAAAAGGTAGAAAACAAAGTGAAGATGTAGTTCGCAATAGAGCATTAAAAAATACAGGGAAGCTTCGTAGCGATGAAACTAAAATGAAAATATCACAATCATTGTTAGGAAAATCTAAAACGAAACACGATAGATAAATATTTATATTAAATAAACAGTTATAAAAAGGATAAACAAGTTATGGCAAAACAAATCGAATTTAATTCAGATGCTCGTGCGAAATTGAAAGCAGGTGTTGATGCATTAGCAGACGCAGTTAAAACGACATTAGGCCCGAAAGGTCGCAACGTAGTAATCAGCAAACCGTTTGGTGCTCCTCATGTAACAAAAGATGGTGTTACGGTAGCAAAGGAAATCACACTCAAAGATCCTGTTGAGAACTTGGGTGCACAAATGGTTAAAGAAGTGGCATCCAAGACAGCCGATAATGCAGGAGACGGAACCACAACGGCAACAGTGTTAGCACAATCATTGGTAACAGCAGGACTCAAGAGTGTAGCAGCAGGCGCTAATCCAATTGACTTGAAACGAGGAATGGATAAGGCAGTAGGCGTAGTAGTTGGAGAACTTAAATCAATGTCTCAAGAAGTTGGTGTTGATGCTGACAAAGTAAAACAAGTTGCAACCATATCGGCAAATAATGATGATGCTATAGGTTCACTTATTGCTGAGGCAATTCGTGTAGTAGGACGCGATGGTGTTATTACAGTTGAGGAAGCAAAGGGTACTGAAACTGAAGTTAAAACGGTTGAAGGAATGCAGTTTGACCGAGGTTATCTTTCCCCATACTTTGTTACCAATCAAGAAAAAATGTCTGTGGAAATGGACAATCCATTTGTATTGCTAGTAGATGGCAAAGTATCTTCCATGAAAGAATTGCTGCCCATACTTGAGCCAGTAGTTCAATCAGGACGTGGCTTATTGATTGTAGCAGAAGATGTTGATGGCGATGCACTAGGAACTCTCGTTGTGAATCGAATTCGAGGTGCATTGAAAGTTGCAGCAGTTAAAGCTCCAGGCTTTGGAGATAAGCGCAAGGCAATGCTAGAAGATTTAGCAACATTGCTAGGAGCAACGGTAGTGTCTGAAGAGACTGGATACAAGCTATCAGAAGCTTCAATGGACATGTTAGGTCATTGTGAAAAGGTTGAGATTACCAAAGACCGTACAACTATCATTAATGGCTATGGTGAATCAGAAGCAGTTCAACGACGCATTGAATCAATTCGTTATGAGATTGAAGAATCTAAATCAGATTATGATCGAGAAAAGCTTCAAGAACGTTTGGCTAAGTTGGCAGGTGGCGTTGCTGTATTGTATATTGGTGCACCAACTGAAACTGAAATGAAAGAAAAGCGTGACCGAGTAGATGATGCATTGGCAGCAACCAGAGCAGCAGTTGAAGAAGGCATTGTTGCAGGCGGGGGAGTTGCTTTGATTCGATGTGCAGCTGCATTAGACGCAGTAAAAACAGTGAATGAAGATGAAAAGTTAGGCGTAGATATTGTTTGCAAATCATTGGAAGCGCCACTTGAACAAATTGTTACGAATGCTGGCGGTAATGGTAAGGTAGTATTATATCATGTACAAGAAGGCAAAGCAGCACATGGTTACAATGCTCGTACCAATGAATATGGTGATATGATTGAAATGGGTATTATTGATCCAACCAAAGTAACCAGAACGGCAATTGAAAATGCAGTATCTATTGCTTCAATGATTTTGATGACCGAGTGTGTAATTGTTGATGAGCCTTCAAAAGATGAAGAGCCGCAAATGCCAATGATGTAATATATGAATTTGATCAAATCATTATATCGCCATGGTGATGCAATGTACATTGTTATCAAGAAAAAACCTGTATCAGGGTTCGCTCGTAAGATAGGAGATGAACCTGATATGGAATATGTTAAGTTGTATATGGAATGGGTTGGTGCAGATCATGTTTTACGATCCGAAACCCATTTCATATTTTGTGAAACCGTACAAGATGCAAAAATTATAGAAGATGAATCTGCTATTGATACTGTTAATTAGTGCGTGGACCATATCCGTGTTATGGTGGTGTTGGCACGCTGTATGTTATTGGGCATATGAAATTAACAAATGGTTTGAAATGAATTTGGGTTGGTTCTTTGTTAATGGACGTAAGCAATCTGCATGGGCAGAATACTTGAGAAAAAAATATGGAAATGAATAATATTGAACACGATTATCTTAAACTACTATACGATGTGTTTAAGAATGGAGAATTGAAGGAAGGCAGAAATGGCAAAACACGTTCTGTGTTTGGAAGACAGATTCGCCATGATATGAGTGAAGGATTTCCTTTACTTACAACTAAGAAGATGGCGTGGAAACAAATTGTAACTGAGTTATTGTGGTTCCTCCGCGGTGATACCAACATTAAGTTCCTTGTTGATAATGATTGTCATATTTGGGATGGAGATGCTTATAAGAATTACATCAGTAAAACAAATGAATACAAAGGTGATTGGCCAGATACCATGGAAGAATTCATCAACAAAATCAGAACTAATGATGAGTTTGCTAAGAAGTGGGGCGACCTCGGACCTGTGTATGGGGCTGGTTGGCGTAATTGGAATGGTGAAATAGACCAAATACAAAACCTAATCAACGACCTTAAAACAAATCCGGATTCAAGACGACTAATGGTCTCAGCTTGGAATGTAGGTGAATTAGACCAAATGACACTACCACCTTGTCACTATGGATTTCAAGTTTATACGAGAGAGTTATGTAGTGGTGAACGTAGAAATTGGGTCATCAAAAATAGAAGTCAACAAATGCCTAAGTTTTTTGATAGATTAGGATGGGAAGGTAATGTTGCTGAAGTTCTTGAAAATTTTAATGCCCCAACCAGAGCAATCTCTCTAATGTGGAATCAACGTTCTGCAGACATGTTCTTAGGTTTGCCATTCAATATAGCTAGTTACGGACTGCTGCTTGAAATCATTGCTAAAGCAGTTGGTATGGTACCTGATGAGTTGATTGGCAATATCGGCGATGCCCATTTGTATTTGAATCACATAGAGCAAGCTAAAGAACAAATGCATCGAGAGCTGTATCCACTACCGAAACTTAACATTAATACGGAATGGTGGCCAACGGAGAGTGGCGAATGTGGAGAAGGTCCATTAGATGCAACGGCCGTGTTTAATGGATTTAAGGATGTCAACTTCTGTAAATGTTTGTTAGAAGAAGACATTCAGTTAAGCAACTATCAATCACACCCAACAATTAAAGCACCTTTATCAAATTAAAAAATATAAGTTATGGGATCAGTTATAGATTACATTGCATGTCCTAATTGCAAAACAGAAGCATATAGTGACTTTTATTACAAAACAGGCGAAGAATACGTTAACTGCAATAACTGCGGATATCATTATTCAGCAACTATTAAAAATAGAAATAAAAAGCTTACGGAGCTAACAAAATCAGATTGGGAAATTTCTGAACTAAAAAATCCATATGGTGCATACCGTTATAAAATGGCGGGTGAAGTTGCAACGGTGTGTGGTTCATTAGAAACACTAGAAGATGCAGATCGGTTTCGAGCAGAAATGAAACTAGAATATCAAGATCATGTTGAATTTGCACAGATAAGTAGATTGATTGATGGCGATATCATTACAGAGGAAGTTGTTATTGGTATCTAATGGTTATGAAAAAATCAGACAACGTTGCCGATAATCCAGGATTGCTACCATATGCCAGCAATGTTGGTGCACCTGCTATCATAGTAGACGATATTAAGCATTGGAGGCAAACTCGCGTTGCTAATGTCAATAAGCAATTTTTATCTAAGTTTGATGAACTTAAACAAGAATACCAAAAACTGATCGACGAATATAAATGGAATGATCTTGTGTATAAGTCAAAGTTTAGCTTTGAACCGGTAATCAACGAAATATACCATTTGTATAGTAGAGACAACGGCGAATTGTTTTTATCCTTAATTGAGTCAAATAGATGGACACAAAATTATATAGCAAGTTTTAAATACAATTACGATAATAAATGGATAAAAGTTTAAAAAAATATTTTATCATAGCATTTGCTGCGTTTATTCTAGAAACAGCATCAACTATGTATATTGCAACGGTAGCAGATCGTAGCATCACAATGATGTTTTGGGCATTCATTGGACCATTCCTAAGCCTTCCTTTTGTAGGTTATATGGTTGAATCAAAAACATGGCCAGAACGATTTCATATGGCGTTAGCATCTGCTGTAGGTTATACGATAGGTGCATTAACAGTTTATTTAGGAAATTTATGACAACAGACGATATTAAAATAGTACATCTCAAAAGCAATGCACAACGACTTGAAACTTGGATTGCTATGATCAACGGAGAGATAGTAGGACACATCTACATGGAGCGGGAAGATGATCGCAAAATCAAATTCCTTGATGCTTGGGTACATGAAGAGTATCGTCGCAAAGGAATATACAGAACACTATGGGAGATGCGTTGGGACTATGCACAACAACGCTACAAAGGATACAAAGTATATGCTTGGTGCAAACCAGCATCATTGCCATTACTCCTAGAAAAAGGATTTGATGCTGGAGAAACATGTACTTATGTAGAAAAAACAATTGAATGAAAACTAAAAAACCATCACGTTATAAACGTATCTATGTTGAATATAAAAATGCAAGCACTCGCGAGATATGGGAAGGCGTTAGAGACAATTTTACCTTTGGCTTTCTGGGTGCAATACTAGTAGTGTTTATTGCGACCCGTACGGACTTAGCCGTATTGCTTGGTTATTTAGCATATTATGCATTCATGGGTAGAATTGTGAATCGTCCCAAGTATGTTACTGAGTTAGGTAAATTGATTGTATTTCCTATACCATCAGCATTGGGAGCATTTGCAGGATACAAATTAAGTTATTTTTTACTACAATTTATCTAATCCGGTTGGAATGTTTAAAACAATTTCATAATTTATAAAAAAAAAGTATATGGATATTGTTTGTGTAAATTCAAAGAAGGACGTATTTCAACTTGTAAATGCTCAAGGTGAAGTCCTATTAACGGGTACGCATGATGAATGCGTAATGCGATTAGCTGATATGACTTATTATGAAGATCAGGCGGCATATCAATTCCATTTGCGATTAGGAGATTTTTAATGATGGTCGGTTCATCTAGGGGTTAGGATACAAGATTTTCATTCTTGTCACACGGGTTCGAATCCCGTACCGACTACAAAAAGCACCCAAGTAAGACTGCTTGGGTTTTTTACTGTACATATTTATATTAAAGGCCAGTTATGAAGCACGTATACGCACTTATTTGGATGCTAGTTAGCACCATATCTTATTCTCAGTATTGTCCCGCATTAGGGCCAGATCAAATTCTTCCTTGCGGAGTAAACTCAACTACATTGACAGCGGACCTATCTCAATGCGGAGCAGGAAGCAATCCCAATCAAACCACTTCATATGCGGTTTCAACAATACCATATGTTATGCAGACCAATACGGGTACATTGGTACAGCTGTCAGATGATTCACAATCGGGTACGTTTAACATTGGTTTTACGTTTTGCTTTTATGGACAAACCTATACCCAGTTTCGAATAGGATCCAATGGTTGGATATCATTAGGTGCGGGAGTGCAGCCAACAACATTTGCATCAATAGCAATACCTTCGATGAATGCTGCGGTACCAAAGAATTGCATTATGGGCCCTTGGCAGGATTGGCATCCTGGTGTTGGTGGTCAAATTAGATATCAAGTTCAGGGTACTGCTCCTTGCAGAAAGTTGGTTGTAAGTTGGATTAACATGCCTATGTTTTTGTGTACTAGCACACAGGGTACATTTCATATAGTAATTTATGAATCAACCAATTACATTGAAAACCATATTGCCGTTAAACCAAACTGCCCGCAATGGGCGGGAGGCACTGCAGTGCAAGGAATCCATAACGCAGCGGGAACACAGGCGGTCACTGTACTCGGTAGAAACTCAACACAATGGACTGCTCAGCAAGATGCTAGAAGATACACTCCTAACGGTGCTGCTGTGCTACCAACCTTAGTGTGGTATCAAGTAGGAAACCCAGTGCCTATTGCACAAAACGTTAATCAGATCACTGTAACACCTCCAGCCGGTGGAGCTTATTATACTTGTCATCTAGAGTATCCGGCTTGCAATGCAGGATGGTCAACATGTAATGCAGGAGTAGGCTTAGGTCCAGATACGGTGCAAGTAGTACCAGGTCCTCCAGTACTCAATCAACCTAACTTTGTTATAACAGATCCATTATGTAATGCTGCGTGCGATGGTACTTTAGTTGTTACTCCAACTAATGGTACTGCACCTTATACGTATACATGGACAACGGGTCAAACAACAAATTCATTAACAGGTCTTTGTGCAGGAACATATACAGTAACCGTTTCCGATATCAATGGTTGCAACATAACTACATCTGCTACATTGATCGATCCAGCCCCACTACAAGATCCGCTGATAACTTCAACCAATCCCGTATGTGTTGGAGATTGTAATGGCACTGCAACTGCTAATCCGGTTGATGGCGTAGCTCCGTATACTTATGCTTGGAGCAATGGACAAATCACTCAAACAGCTACAACGTTGTGTCAAGGTACATATGCTGTAGTGGTAACTGATGCTAATGGATGTACTTCATCTAACACCATCACGTTGATTGATCCGCCTCCGGTAATTACTGGTCCTATTGCATCACTTGATACCGTATGCCTAGGAGAGACTGCTGCAACATATTCGGTGCCAACGCAACCAGGTTATACATACGCGTGGACAACACCAGGAACAATTACATCGGGGCAAGGAACAAGTGCCATCACGGTAGATTGTAGTGCATTAAACGCAGGATTAGTAGGCGGAGCCGTTCAAGTAGTAGCAGCAAATCAGTTTGGTTGCCTAAGTGCACCTGTTACGGTTAATGTGTTCATATTAAATATTGTTCCAACAATCGATACCATTGGTCCATTCTGCGTATATGATGCAAATGCAACACTCACAGCAATTCCTGCGGGTGGCGTGTTTGCTGGATTGGGTGTTACTGGTAATACGTTAGACCCAACCAATGCAATTGGAACAAATAGCATATCATATACATATACACAGAGCAATTGTGCATTTACATCTTACACAACCGTAACAGTATATCCACAGCCTGAAGTATTAGCAATTACTCCAAATGATGAATTCATACAAATTTGCGAAGGCGATTCAGTCGTATCATCATATGCAGCCGCAGTTACTGCACCAGGCATAACAGAATGGACGTTGTTAGGCAACGTAACACAATCTCCGACACTAACAGTATCATGGAACAATGCCGGAATGTATGTGATACAAGCAACGCATACAGTCGATGGATGTGTTTCAGAACCTACAACCACAACGGTAACGGTATCTCGTTGTCCACAGATGTTGTATTATGTACCAAATACATTTACGCCAGATGGTAACCAACACAATCAAACATGGCGCCCGGTGTTTACCTCAGGGTTTGATCCTGCAGAATTTCATTTAACGGTATTCAATCGTTGGGGAGAAATGGTATGGGAATCTTATTGGGCAGAAGCAGCTTGGGATGGTACATATAACAATGCATTATGTGCAGATGGCGTATATACATATAAGATTTGGTTTGGTGATAAAAATACAGATGCAAAATATACTGTTACCGGTCATATAATTTTGATTCGTTGATATTTATAATTGACTCGACCGGCCCATGGTAGATGGGGGTTTCTAAAAAGATTCTTCAAGTGAGTATCGTAAAAAGGATACCGTATGAAGAAACTATTACTTGCATTTACATTGTTGCTATCAGCAATCTCATTTTCTCAATCCTGCACTCACACACTTCACATGACCGATACATATGGTGATGGTTGGAATGGGAACCGTGCATCGGTTTCAGTAAACGGAGTCATTGTAGTATCTAATGTAACCTTTAACAGTGGATACGGACCTGTGACAGTTAATTTTAATGCTGCGGCTGGACAAACAATTCGAGTATGGCGTTCTACGACCGGTAGTTGGTCAAATGAGTGTAAAATACGTGTAACGAGTAGCACTGGCGCAACGGTTATTGCTCTACAAACCATGCAACCTGGTAGTCCAACTTCAGGCGGATCTATCGGAACTGCGCAGTGTGGTGGTGGCGGTGGAGGTGGTTGCGTGGGAAATTGCACCAATAGTTTTGCTTGGGGGTCAGCGATCGCTCCTGCTGCGCCTGGAATCCTTACGATTAGCTCTTGTACGTATCAGTCGGAGTATAACACCGTTTCGGCGGTAGTTGCCGGAAGGCAGTATCGATCAACCTATAATTTAGGTGGTTGGATTACCGTGCGTCACACCTCCCCGGGCGGAACAGTTGTAGCAACCGGCGCAACACCTTTAACTTGGACAGCACCTGTTTCAGGAACTTATTATATTCATTATAACACGAATAATTGTTGCGGTACCGCTTCTTCTTGTGGAACGTCGACGATACAGTGTTTGTCTTGCGCTGCAGCCGTCGCACCCGCTAACGATTTGGTCTGTAATGCTACTGGAATTTCTTGTGGCCAAACCTTGAGTGGCACGACTGTAAATGCTACAAATAGCGGTACTGGAGAAGCTGGAAGTTGCGGGGTTTCTCAAACACAACCCGGAGTGTGGTATGTGGTTGCAGGGAATGGACAAAACATGTCAGCCTCGCTTTGCGGCACCGCGTGGGATAGCAAGATTTCTGTTTTTAGCGGACCAAATTGTTCTTCCCTCTCGTGCGCGGGTGGTAACGATGATAATGGTCCAGTTTGTGGTGGTACCTCAGCCTCCCTGAGTTGGGCTTCTAGTGCTGGATTAAATTATTATATCCTCGTGCATGGTTATAGTAGTAGTAGTGCGTTTCAATTGGGGTTAACATGCACCAATCCTCCACCACCAAACCCAACTTCTATATCAGCAACTTCTAACACAATTTGTGTTGGCCAATCAACAACGTTAACAGCAAATGGAGCAAATGGAACTGTTTATTGGTTTACTAGTGGATGTGGTATAGGTCAGATTGCAACTGGTAATTCGATTAGTGTTACTCCTACATCAACAACAACGTATTACGCAAGAAATTTTAACGGGAGTTTATTTAGTACAAATTGTGTATTTACAACTATTACAGTAAACCCAACACCAAGTATTAGTGTAACTCCGGTAACAAACACTATTTGTAATGGATCATCAACTCAACTTGTTACCACCGTTTCGGGGCTTGCTGCTGGATCAACACCAACATATAGTTGGACACCATCGACAGGATTAACTAATCCATCGGCACCAAGTCCATACGCTTCACCATCAACAACACAATCTTATACAGTTTCCGTATCATCAAACGGTTGCAATGCATCAACATCAACAACAGTAAACGTTAATCCTAGTTTACCTCTAGTAAGCACTGTATCAGGCAACAACAATATCATTGCTGGTACTGCTGAAACATACTCAATCACTCCGATTATAGGAGCAAGTTATGTATGGGCTTATACTCAAACTGTTTCTGCACCACTATGGGTTAACATACCAAACTCAAACTCACCTACAACAACGTTTACATGGCCACAAACAACAACAAATGGAGCAGTTCGTGTAACAGTATCCAATGCGTCTGGATGCAATACTCAAACCCAGCAGTACCTGATAATAACAATGGGAGCTTTACCCGTTGAGTTGCTTTACTTCAGTGGTAAGCCAGTAGACAAAAGCAACTTTATTTATTGGGCAACTGCTACGGAACACAACACGACACATTTTGTAGTAGAAAAAAGTGAAAATGGAATTACATGGTCCGAGTTGGGAACGGTTGCTGCAGCAGGTAATTCAACTCAAGAGCTTCATTACGATGTTACAGACAATGCCGTTAAACCTGTATACAATTACTACAGACTAACTCAGTATGACACTGATGGTGCTTACGAAACTTTTGATCCAATTGTAATCAACAATAAAACCAGTATACGCATTGTGGCTCGACGAACTAATCTGCTAGGACAAACTATTGATGAAAATGCTACCGGCATTGTTATAGAAGTACTCGAAAATGGTGAAGTAATCAAAACAATCAAATGATTTGGATATTAAATTTATTTTACATATATTTATATCATATAAGTTATAAAAACATGATCATGTAGGACCAGTTATGAAAATAGAAATACTTACGAGATTGGCAGAATCAGGAAGTTACTACAAACTTCAATTAATTGACTTTCATAAACTTTCTGATGTTGTTGCTTTTCCGCGGGAAGTATTTGCTTATATTGATAATGTTCGAATTGCATTTCCTAGAGAAGATTATGATGAGGCAATAGTAAAATACGTTAATCACGAAAACATAACAGGAACACCAATATGAAACTAGTTGCTATGATACTTATTGCATTGTGTTGCACGCTTACAGCTTGTCGCTCAACAAAAACTTCTTGCGATGCATATTCGCAAGTACGATAACCAACCCGATATGGGAGTTCTTTGACATACGGAGGAAAATTATGGAAACATTAATGTTTGCTTTTGGAGTACTAACAATGGTATTGGTGGTGATTGCTGCTATTGCTGTATATAGTACTGCGAAGGTATTGAAATTAAAAAAAAGCTTCGAAGTTGCAGATCGTTCATTAAACGATTCAATTACTAATTTATATCGAAGCAATGGTCAAATTGAAGATAGTTTACATAGAAGATTTGATGATAAATTGCGCGATATGCAAGAACAATTCAAACAAATACATTACGAAATTAGTCATCGCGGAGAGTCAACGCATCGACGAATTGATGAATTAAATTCATACGTTGATCGTCGATTTGATAAATTGTTGTCAGATCCAAAATTTTGTTTAAATAAAGAAGATAAAAAATTAATTAAAGGATAACAAAGTTTCTTCCGTATCGGTTGGATTATCGTTGATTCTTTTCTATATTATAGAAAAAGAGTTATGAAACGATTACAATTTATTGTTACAACAACAAACAAAGTACGAAAATTTTTATTTGAAGCTAATAATAGCGAGTTTGATCTAGTATTTAATCGGTCTAAACCAGAACCAAGAAAATTAAACATTGCAATGACAATTCATGCCGATGGTAGCATAACTAAGTATGATGGGCCTATCGATGCAGTTCCTGTTAATACGAATTCATTGCAATCAGAAGTTGGTGCATTTTTATCAGATAAAAAAATATCAAAGCCAGGTTGTAACTTTGACGTGTCTTCGCAAACATGTGTCTGCGGACATTCACTTAACGATTTTTTGAGTAAAACGTGTAACAATAAAAAATAAGAGTTATGACATTAGCATTTTTTGGAATTCCATTGGCAACAGCCTGTGTGATTAGATTGATAAAAGGATTAGAGGAACCGCAACCAAATTTGTTTACAGAATCCATGTTGTTTATAGGAACGGCAGGATGGTCATGTGCAATTTGGTTATTAATTAATATAGTATCATAACATGAATTTAGAAAATTTAACGCCCGAAGAACAAGAACAATACAATCAGTTCTTGCAACAATTTATGAAAAGTATTGACCCAACTGATTATCTTCCTCCGTCAGTACGCGAAATAGCCAGAATGGATATGGATACTTTGAAACAAGAATATGATATGGTTCAAGACAAAACATCGGAACGTAGCAGTACGCAACGCAAGTTGATTGCAGAACGATATGAATATGAATTATCAAAACAAAAAGATGTAGAAAATGGAGCGGAGTAAATTATATGCAGCAATAGTAGGTACGTGTATTGGATGCATAATGGGATACGTAGTAGCTATGAATTTGATGAAACGATTTGAAACTTGCAAGCATTTGGAAAATGAAAACAGAATGCTTCGAGAAATGTTGTTTGAACAACAAGACCCATATCGTCCCGACACAACACAACAACCAATTGAGATAGAAGGATGTGGTCTGTAAGAAGTTTAAGGTGGTGGTGGTTTGATTTCAAACAAGGATGCAAAAACATCAAAACGTTTTGGCGTGTCATATGGAGATTCAAACCATATGATTATGCGTATCAGTTACAGCTTTGGAGAGCATCACTCATACCATTACGCGATGCAATTCAAACGGGCAGTGAAGTTGAAGTAACTCGTCTCAAAAAGGTTGCTAAGATTCAACGTTGCATTGATTTGATAGATCGTATACATGCAGATGATTACTTTGCATTAGCCGAAGCCGAATTAGGCGAGACGGTAGAATTTGACCTTGCAATAGAATATCATGTAGACAAACTACGTAAAATCATAGATTTGGCAGAAAAAATGGCAGAAGCAGATTGGACGGAGTTATGGCGAATACTGCAAGGTCAACGTTATGTAGAATTTCAAATGATGCATGAAAAGTTAACGTTAAAAAATTATCATGATGAATATGAGACTTGGTTTGATGGTAGCGGAATAAAAACATGGTGGGATTGATTGGAAATGTATTATAAATTTTATATTATAAGTTATGAAAGATCCGATGCAACAAATTACAACGTATTTAGATGATTTAAGAGCAATGATTGTTGAATTGCAACAGGTAATCGAAGGATTTAAATCGGACATTGAAAAACGAGATAAACATATTGAAATGTTAGAACGACATATCAAGATAGCTGAAAATGCATTATTAAAACAAGAAAAATGGCAAAGAGATTAACAAGACGAGAAAAACAAGAAAAGATGCTTGTCGATATGATTAACGAAATGTTCCGCATTGCTGGGCATGAAGTAACCTATGATGACATAAAGGATCGAAAGGATAACTGGTTCCAAGAATGGACGATGACAGTAGAACAAAATGATTGCTGGCAAGCATGGGGCAAGAAGTATTTACAAAAGAATCTTAGATTGCCAGCTCGCTGGGCAGAACGCGAAATGGCCATGATAAGTTTGATGTGGGGTTTGAAGTTTAGCGATTCTTTACGTAACAAGATTAAAGATGAGCAAAATTAAACAAGACAAAATACCAATGACATTAACGGAAGATAATGTATTGAAGATTGCACTCGAACAAGGAGTTATTGAAAACGAATTCAATTGGAAACTTGTTAGAGAACGAGATGGATTAACTAATCAATCTAAAGAAGTGATGTGGCTTGAATGGAATTTTGAAGGTCGGCTTAAAGCAAAGCATACAAGTCCAGATATTGGTCGCTCACTTATCATGTCCCCATTTAATGATTTCTTTACATGGCAAACTACAGTTGTTACCGAGATCATGGAACAACGGGATGATTACGTTAAATTTAAAACAACCAATAGCGTTTACGAATTATTTAGAATCAATGAAAACATTTAGTTACCTTAAGACCATATGGTCACCATTTCGTCCTATACGACCTAACGTTTACATTGGAAAAACTGCTATAGGAACACCGTACTTTTATCCACGTAAAGTCGTTAACGATCCCGATAAACCGGGTCAGATGAAATTTGTTCCTAAACGAATTGGATTTGATTTTGTTGGATTGGGATGGAAATCGAAATGGACATCAAAAGATATACGTTTTGAATGGGCTCCTATTTGGTCATTTGTATTCTTTGGATATCAAATAGCCGTAATATGGAAAGCTCCAGAACAAGATCATTATTGGGAATGTTGGTTGTATTATGAATTATTTACTGATAAAACCAAATCGAAAACAGAACGCATAGCACAATGTCGCGAAGAGTTTCCATGCGTATGGATCAAAAGCAAAGATGGAGTAATGGAGACTCGAACCGATTACTATGATATCATTTTGAGAAAAAAGTATCGTAACAATTAGGATTTTTGAAATTGTTTTCTTATATTAATGTTATAAGATAAGCAGAATGAAAGTATACACCAAGCAAGAAGTTAGAGCAATGCGTAGAGGACCTTCCTTGTATGCGCCAGTAATTGCAAATTTGTTATCAGGTCGCACCATGTTGTTTCACGATGCCGAAGGCGGTAGCATACGCATTGCTGAAAATGTTACTTACGAAGATGCATCTCATATATGGGTTCGCTATCAAGCAAAGCAACGTGACATTCCAACGGATCGTAAACAATTCACAATTAAAGGCTCAACGGGTACTGCATACACCGTTACCGTTCGCTTTAAGCAATGGTCATGTACATGCTCCGGCTTTGGGTTTAGGAAGCGTTGCAAACATGTTGATCAAGCAAAACAATTAAATTGAGAATAATATGATAAACTACACAAACAGATACGGAGAAGATTACCATTTTGAATTGCAACCAAATGGTAACATTAAATGGACCGGAAACTTTGAATGGCATCGCTGTGGTTGGCCCAATGTATACAAAGATGCATACGCTCAGTATGTAGCCGATGGTGGTACGGATAGTGAATTAGTATTCAAGACGCGTGTACACGAATGGGACACGGAAGCAAGCACATGGACAGAGTTTGCAAAAACGTATATGCATTTAGTATACAGTGATACCGAATCAATTGATATGGTAGATCCATCAGGAGGACCTTACATCGCAGCTGGCCAGGACATGGGATGGTTTCATGAAAGCTTCAAAGGCAAAATGGTTACAAAGTTTATTCCATTGCAAGGCGAATCCGGTTATGAAATTGTAACGCGGTAAACTACGTAGTATCATATTTATTATCATATAGATAAGGACTATAAATCATGATACGTTTAAATCAATTATTACAATCACAACTTGAGAATGTTAACCCATTGATTATGGAACAACCAGAACCTGCAGATAATGGTAGTTTTAAAGATTTAGGGCCCGACATATTTAATGTAATGAATAAACCACATTTAACTAGCAATAAAGCTATTAGTAGCTACCAACTGGGGTTAAGTGGATTTGCGTTTAACTCAACCTATACAATAGCTACCAAAAAGTTTTATGGTAAGACTCTTAGATTAACATGGTTTCAGCGCCCACAATCTTTTTATGTTAATTATGGCGATAAATATTTAGGAAAATTCAATACGATTACATTTTCAAACTGGCTTTCTAACCCTAACTTTTAAAAAAATACGTTAACGGAAAAGAGGCACTAGCTTCCTTTTTTACTGTCCGTAAACTAACAAGTAGCCGTAGCAATGCAATGTTTACGGATACTGAAGACGAATAATTAGTATACGACGAAAGCACGAGCATATGCAAGTATAAGAGACGAGTATGCAATAAGTATATATGCATATAAGCTCATGACTCCCCTCGTACCCAGGTTTCCCCGGTACGTTACTGGTACTGGCGTAACCGTATCAGAGTCTAGTATGGCTCCCGATGCCTTGTTATTTTTAGACGAGTACACGTAATTATTCTAGACGCATTTTTAGAATGAATTGTAGTTTTAGTGTGTAGTAGCATCCAGCAAGGTAGATTAGATATCTCCCTGCCGGTCCTACTTGTTTTGGCGGGGCATAGCGTCTTTATTGTGGTCGACCTGGTATCTAGACTCCAAAAGGGCTACAATGTTCTTAAACGAACTGTATGAGCCGCAATCATGATGCACCTATTTTTAGACCGATATGCGCGATTTTTAGATGAATCATGGCATCATCTCCCTGTTTATTTTTAGTCCGAGTGAAGGTTATTTTTAGTCCATTGTGCGCTCTATATATAGTGAATCCAATACCCACATTATTTTTAGATGCATTATGCGTGTCGTTATAGCTAGTGATCTGAACAGTTTATTTTTAGAGCAATATCCGCACCCTCCCGTTATTTTTAGACCAATATGCCCTATTTTTAGGCCATTTTTAGAGCAATACCCGTTTGATTTTTAGTCCAATGGTGTCCTATTTTTAGACCAAAACCAGGTTTTAGACCCGGTTTTATTTGGTTCTCTAGCTATACAGCGTAAACTTTTTTTACTTTTCGGTTGGATGTTGTGCGCGTATTTCATATTATATAAGCGTAATAAGCAGAAAGATGATGATAGTATTTATAGCTTGGATGGTAACGTTGCTAGCATTGATTGCGGCTATCGTAATCCGAGAACGTAGACGAAAATAACGACGGGGTCCGGGAACAATGTGCTCCTACCAGACGCACCTGGCGGATCGTTATAACGAAGGGATCGATTCATTGGATCGACCTTCACACTTGGCGGGATCGTAACCACAAGGACCTAGTCCCCAACACATCGATCCCGTCCCACATTGGGTACCATGACCAACGGGTTTCTCTCTCTTATTCCCAGGCGTGTACCACGGGCGGCTTCGGTCGCCCTTTTTTTGTGAATAACTTTTTTTAAACTTTTTTTGCGAAAAGGTTGGATCGCATTATTATTTTACTTATCTTTATATAAATTAAAAAGAGAGAATATGAAAAAAGCAAAAAAAGTCCAGTACGGAATTGAGATCGTTAAGCCTTGGAGCAAGGCAATGTATGACCATAATGATCAGGTTGCCGAAGCCGTTAAAGTAAAAGTGTTTGAAATGTGGACCGCTGCATGCGATATGGATGTAGAAATGTTTGGGTCTGATTCGGAATGGCTGGATTATGCATTGCCGGAGATGATTAAAATTCAAAAGGCTGTATTGTGTTATGGATTTGGCCATGGATTTAGCGTAGCAGATGTTGCCAGACGCGTTGAAGAAGAAATAGAAGATGCTCCTTACTATCGCTTAAAGGAAATAGCAGAAGATTTAGAGTTATCACTCAAAGTAGGGTTTGTTGGCTTTTAGAGCCAGCAAACTTTTTTGTAACTTTTCTGTAAAAAGATTTGGATCGCATTGATTTTTTTCTTATCTTTATATAAATTAAAAAGAGAGATATATGACAAAGACAGCAAATTTAGCAGATCAATTGAATGCACAAGCCAACGGCTTAATTATTGACTCACAGGGACAGAACGATGCATGTTATAACTTTTATGATTGGTTCTGCAAAGATTCCAGTTTACGAAACAAATCCTGGAAGCTGATGAAGCAGGTAAAGACATTCCTCCGGCATAACCCGCAAATTGATTTATTGACGCACTATGTGTTCTTTAAGAATAATTGTCCGATGAACGGCCCATTGTATGATGATTTTCGTATATGCAATATCGAGACGGGCAATGTAATGTTTACGGTAATTCCTAAGTGTGGACATAGTGGCTCGGCCGAGATATGGGGACGCGAAAATAACTTTAAAGGTCCTCTTAAGACAGCCAAAACTTTTTCCAAACTTTTTTCTTAAAATGCTTGGATCGCATTGATTTTTTCCTTAAATTTAAGTATAATTAAAAAATAAGAGATATGGCAGTAGGCAAAAAGAATTCAGGATTTTTCAAGCAAGACGCAGTAGCAGCCCGCATGATGGCAGATGCAAAACGTCCACAACAATTAAATGCGGCAGTGAAGCAAGCAATGGCACAAGCAGAACGCAACCGCATATACCGAGAAGCTCGAGCAGCATTACAGAAACCCCGCTTTATCAAATAAGCGGGCTAAAAAAGTTTCAAAAAAGTTTGAAAAAAAGGGTAACCCTTTGCAAAAATTTGGTTATATATAAAAAGAAATAAGAGTTATGAAAAGAAGAATCAATGTTACAAATGGTGCAATAGTAGGCGCCGAATCCACAAAGCGTTACGTAGCCGAGATAAAGAAGGCTCAGGTCATAAGCCGGGAGGCAGAGACGCAGTTAATCCTTGATGCACAGGCAGGCTCCCTTAAGGCACGCAACGTCATAATAGAAAGCAACCTGAGGTTTGCAGTGCAAGTGGCACGACAGTACCAGGGCATGGGCTTGGAGATGGAGGACCTTATAGCATTTGCCAACATTGGATTGTTTGAGGCTGTGGATCGTTTTGATACCAGCAAGAATGTTAAATTCATAACGTTTGCAGTATGGTATATCCGTGCCGAGTTGCAGAAGGCCCTCAATGATTTATCCCGCACAGTAAGGATCCCATCACACCGTACGGCTACTGAGGAGTACTCCACAAAGAGCATTTCCACTCCGGTGGGTGATGATGAGAACAAAGAGACATATGCAGATCGATACTTGGCAGCCGATGAGGTGCGCAGCAGCAGAGACCGCGCGGACCTGAAGTTTGACATTGATAGAGCATTGGCACAATTGAAGCCTAAGCAAGAAGAGGCATTGCGACGCAATTATGGCTTAGGTGTTGAGTATGCACAGAGCATGGAGCAAATTGGTGAGGAGATGGGTATCACAAATGAGCGTGCACGACAATTGGTTCGTCAAGCTGAAGAGGCATTAGCAGCACTTCCAGGAATTAAGTTACTTGAGCAATACCTATAACATATGAAACAGAATGATCCAGATCTTAACGATCTCTTCGGCCGCGTAGCCATGTACATTATCATGCCCTTGTTGATGCTATATATCATTAGTTGCATGCTTTAAAAAAAGTTTGAAAAAAGTTTGTGATTCGGTTGGATCGCATTGATATTATTCTTATCTTTAAGTATCATTAAAAAATAAGAGAGATGAACAAAATGCAAGAACAGTTAGCTAGGGACTTAATCCAGAACGTAACAGATGCTCAAATCAATGCTGAGGCATTAGCATTAATGACAGACGATGAAGACTTCATGTTGTTGGGCATGTTAATGGAAATGTTGCTTGTTGCAAAAGCAAAAGGTGACCTCCTAGACTTTGCCCGGGTATTGTCAGATGCAGCGGCTCAGAAGAACGCTGCCAAGCAAGGCGGATCCGCAATCAATCACATCGTCAACACGTTTGATGGCATAGGCAACTAGAAAAAAAAAGTTAAAAAAAGTTACCAAAAAGGTTGGATCGCATTGATTAATTCCTTAAATTTAAGTATAATTAAAAAAGAGAGATATATGAAAAAAGTGTTTAGCATCGAGAACGTAGTAGAAGTTACCCTTAAAGCATTAGCAGTAGCATGCACCGGGTTATTGGTATTTGGTATTGCCTTTATTATTTACAAGTTATCATCTGGTACCGCAGGGTCCGTAAATATCGGAGTATGATAGGCGACATAGTATATATGAGCTTGTTGCTCATCGTGGTGCTAATTATGATGTTGATTAGCCGCAGCAAAAAAAGTAGTAAATAAAAAAAAAGAGATATGACTAAAGCAGAAGCAAAAGAACAGTTACAGGAAAACGTATTATGTATCTTAGAAGGATTCGGAATTGATGAAGCAATGGAAGGCGCAGATTACAATAATTTAGTAGCCGCGTTATGCGATACCATTGTAGATACGCTGAATAAGATAGATTAAAAAAAGTTTGAAAAAAGTTTGCGATTCGGTTGGATCGCATTCTTTTTTTCCTTATCTTTAAGTATAATTAAAAAGAGAGAAAAATGAAATTGATTAGCAAAACAACTAGCGCCGTAATTACCGAAACCTTCGAAATTGAATTGACAGCAGGTAACACAGTATACGTAATTGATTATCTGAATGAGAGTGGCAAAGTGATTGATACGGTATTTCGAGATGAAGATGGCAATGATTTAAGTGATGATCCAGGCTTATATGATGCAATACTCGAATTTCTTGAATCGCAATTGTGAATAACTTTTTTGCAAAAAAGTTGCAAAAAGATTTGGATCGCATTGATTTTTTTCTTAAATTTAAGTATAATTAAAAAGGGAATAGTCCCACAAAACCAAAAAAAAAAGAGAGATGAAAAAAGTAGAATTAGTAGCACAGTTAGAAGCAGCAAAGACGTTATCTTCACAAGTTGACATTGACAAAGTGATTGCCCTTATCCAGCAGTTGGAGGCGGAGCAAGTCGAAAGCAAGACGTTCCTATTAAATGAGGAGTCGTTTGGCAAGGTAATGGACATTGTTGATAATGCAATTTGCAATTTGCGCACCCGCGACATAGTTGATTTTGACGATGCAGAGTTTGAATTGAATTACAACAACACCGTCGAATTGGTGGATGTGCGTATCGACACGGATAGTATAGTTAATAACATACGCGAGGAATTGGAAAACATATTTGAGGAGACAGCGGATGAGGATGCGAGCGATGACAGCTCCGAGGATCAATAAAGATATATCTCTCAGTCCAGGGTCGGCAGAAATGTCGGCCCTTAAGGACGTAAAAAGAGAGCATATGTTACAAGAAGTATTTAATAGCAAGTTGGAGATTGTTCAAGCACTCCAAGCAGAATATGGCGAGAACCCAAAAGGATTCTATAACACCAACACCAACAAATCGGTAGAGAAGTTTTGGACCTATAACAGGTGCTTACAGTATCTATTCAAATTGCGCAGAGACTATGTGCGTACCGAGCATGGCAAGATGCTTCGGAGCTTCTATGAGGAAGTTTATAGCAAGTAAAAAAATCCAAAAAAATTTTTAAAAAAGTTTGCGATTCGGTTGGATCGCATTGATTTATTCCTTATCTTTATATAAATTAAAAAGAGAGATATATGACGAGTAATGTTTTTGAACCAGTTAGAATTAAAGGCAAGTTGTTTGCCAAGAACACAACCACAGGTAGCATAGCGCCTAAAGACACCATCCGACACATCCAGCTATTGAATGCTGAGAAGAACCGTGAGGTATTAGTAGTATCCACAACGGGCCGAGTGACTCGAGTACCAGCAATGGATATGGGTGTTGCATTGACTCCACCACCAGTAGCCAGGATGTCCTTTATGCATGCTAAAGAGCAACAAGACCCGGAGGAGATGTTTGCAAACATTGAGCGGCTGACTAAAATGGTAGGGCGTGGTATTCAACCGTCACTTGTTATTACCGGAGGCGCAGGTACCGGCAAGACGCATTTGGTTAAGAGTACATTGGAGTCATTGGGCCTTAGGGAGTCTAGCGACTTTGTTCACTTCAAGGGTCGTGCTACCCCGGCCGGATTGTTTATTACGCTGTATGAGAATAGCGACAAGGTTATTGTGTTGGATGATTGCGACTCCATATTCAAAGACGATGATGCAGTGAATATCCTCAAAGCGGCTTTGGATTCATATGACACCCGCAAGATTAGTTACATCTCCACAAAGACGCTCAAGGATGAGTATGGCAATGAAGTGCCACGTCACTTTGAGTTTACCGGGCGCATCATCTTTATCTCCAACATCAACCAAAGCAAACTTGATGAAGCAATTCGCTCACGCAGCTTTGTAAGTGATGTTGCCTTGTCAACAAACCAGATGTTTATTAGAATGGAACAGCTGATGGCGACAATGGAGCGTCGCATCCCGATGCCAGCTAAGGAGCAGGCAATGCAGTTGATGAAGGAGCTCGATGAAGAGTTTGATGGAGTAGAGATTAACCTCCGTAGCTTTATCAAGGCAGCCCGCATATGTGCAATGGGCTTTGAGAATCCCAAGATGATGATTGCAGAACAAATCATCCCGGCTTAGAACGTATATCTCTCAAACCAGGATCCGGCGTCGAAAGGCGTCGGATTTCTGCTGTAAAAAAAGTTACCAAAAGATTAGGATAATTGAAATATATTTCTTATCTTTATTATTATTAATTAAAAGAGAGAGACAATGACAAAGAAGAACATGATCCAAGAGATCCAAAACCGAGAAGCCCAAGCATATTTAAGTTACATGCTGGCTGCAAAATGGTATGGCGAAGCAGATACATTAACCGATCGTCTAAGAGGTAAGTGGGCAGGCATATATCAATTGATGGAAGCCCTAAGCATTAAGTCCGACTTAAGTCATCCAGACAATGTAGCTGCCACAGAGATACGCGAAGCATTACGCGAGTCGGTATAAAGAACCAAGGGGTCGACAAGGGGGGGCAATAGCCCCCCTTTTTTTATGGGGGCATGGGGGGGTGTAAACGGGGGGTGAATAGGGGTCAAATAGGGGGGGTGGGGAGGGTTTCGTTAAAGGGGTAGGGCACCCCCATCTAGATGAGGGAGGTTATATATGTTTTTCTCGCACGGGGAGATTTTTTGCTATATAGGTGCTCTTTATTGAATATGACGGTGTCATATATTTATTATTAGTATATCTATTATTAGATAATCTATAATATAGGAACAATAATGCAAAGAACATACCTAACACTCTGGAAACAATATTTAACAGAAAATGGAGATCTTCCAACAGACCCCATTCAAAAACAAGGCCTGGAGCTCGACCAATGGGCACGCAATTATGTTAAAACACACAAGCTCGAACTACAAAGTAGCACAAGAAGAAAACCACAGGATGCTGTTGTTGGGACATATGATGATCCAACATTCCAAATTTGGTCATATGGGGAAGGATGGAAGGCGAAATTTCCGGAATCATTAACACATCAAGTACGAATTACAATATTAACGGATTATGAACAACCAGAAAACAATGTGGTCGAAGTGCGAGTTTATGGTGCTGGAGTACGAGCCAAGACCGGCGATATGGTAAATTCTACCATCAAAGCAGCAGATTGGGATGCATCCAAACAACGAACTATAGAGGATTTATTGAAACCCTATGTACGAAAATAACGAATCGTCTCGTTTCCAGGAGCTTTACGATCGTAAAGTTACGGAAACCGATATTTATTAGTATGATACGATTAAAGCAATTGTTGATGGAATGGACGGGTGAATCTTGGAAATCCTGTGCACATTGGGCGGAAACCAAAGCCAATTGGGATGGGGGAAAAACGGCCGATGGTCGCGTACGTCCCAAAATCGATATTGAAAAATCTAATGCTGCATTTCGACTTGCATATACAGGTCCAGCCAGCGGATGGGCTATATCGCATGCGGATCGCGGCAGTGGAGATACCTTGCATCAAATATTCAACGTGTTGATATGCGAATGCAATCCATGGCTAAAGGATCAACCGCTGCGACCCGACATTGCCAACGTTGCAATTACTAGTCGAGTCAACAAAGGTACGTACGATGTAACAATCACAATACCAATGCTTGCAGAAGCTGATGACGCTAAGCGTTGGCAGATCGATCGTAGAGGCAGTATGGGCGGGACTCCGGGCCCAAATATCATTCTTAAACACACGAAAGACAAGCCCAATCTGCAAGGGCCCGTTCGCCTTAAGGTTGACCCGGGTAACATTATGGAATGGATGGTGTGTTATACGCTGCCTATAGATTCCACAGCATTTCCCGGGCCCGACATGAGCAACATGCAAGATTGGGAAGATCTTCCAAGTAATGGACCATCCGAACATGCAATTAAATTGAAACCCATTTTAACAGAAATAACTTTAGGCGGGGTGACACCTTATGCCACACAATTTGCATGGAAGCTGCATGACGAAGGACACCGAGAAACTCAATTCCAAGCAGATGGGCAACGCATCACACTAGCAATGGTGGACCAAGGACACCAACAATGGGCATTTGCCATGCTGACGCCTACCCAAGACGGTCAAGGCCATACTGTGGCGCATTCACGTAGCGCGGCAGCGGGGCAAGTCAATTACCTGCGTCTCATGAGCACCGTGCTGGAAGCCCTCTTAGACTTTGCAACACAATGGCAACCTGCCTCAATCGACATAACGGGGTCAGACACTAGCAGCGGGGCGAAAGAGCAACAAAAGACACGCATATATCGCGCCTTGTTAGCAGCAAATATGTCTCGTATTGCCACTGCGGGATATCGGGTGCTGGATCGGCCGGCGGGTCTTTGGTTGGTGCGCACCGGCATCGCTACACGAAAGGAGTCCTGAAAGGACGCTATATAACAATAACATAAACGGGCGTACTAACGTACTAATATGATTTGGATTGAAAAAAAATTAAATTTATTTGATGCTGCGGAACATGTTGCTATACATCAATTGCTTGATGATTTTGTTGTTACGGAAACGCCGGATTTGACACGCAAGAATTTTTATGAGCGACGCTGCATTGCAGCAAGTCAATATCCTGTGTTTGCTGTTAATGCAATTCGCTATGTTGCGGAACGTGTTGGATATGCATATGAATTGCGTGATATGTGGATCAATAAAGTTACGTGCGAAACAAATCGAGATGATCATTATCATCGTGATAATAGTGATTTGACCATGGTATTGTATTTAAATGATGCATTTACAGGTGGAGAATTTGAATATATAGAATATGATACCAATGTGCACTTAAAACATGTTAAACCAGAAATTGATTTGGCTGTGTTTTCTACACGTGACGTTGTGCATCGAGTTTTACCAGTACAGTCCGGAACGCGTTATAGTTTGGTTTGTTTCTTTTATGAAGCAACCGATATTTATTAGAAAAAGATAACTATGAAAAAGCTTAAAGATATATTATCGGAAGGATATGCGTGGGAACGACGTCCAGGTAAACCTTTACCTACATTAGCTGAGGTGCAAGCCGAATACCTACGCAATGAAGCTGCTAAGGCTGCTAAGCCTGATTTTCTAGATCTAGATAACGATGGTGATACGAAAGAACCAATGAAATCTGCAGCACGTGATATGAATGAAGAAGATGAACCTAGATGGCAAGATTCGGATGGTGATGGTAAATGGTATGAGCCAGAAGATGTCAATGAATATGGCGATAATGAAACACATTCAATTCATGTCTCGGAAACAGGCGTTGAACCATATGATGCTGCATACAATAAACCTAAAGATGCAATGACTGAATCTTTTTGGAAACGGGTGAATGGCAATCTGCATGGACACGAATACATACTTCGCGAAGCATTTCGCAAATAGATGCCTGCTACCTTAGGCGAAACATTTCAAGGCAAATGTTTAAGAGTGCGTCTCCGGGCGCACTTTTTTACTGTAAAAACGTATTAACAATATTTATTAATGCGAATGTTACAATTTGTTAGCTAACAAATTAAATCATATAATGGATAAAAAATGATACGATTAAAACAAATATTAGAAGGTAACGAATCATTACTTAATATTTTGTTTATTACTGATGATAATCGTCACCGCCGTATTGGATTTGCTAGAGAATTAATATCTCGTAGAATTTGTACTGGTGATATATACAGTGCAGACAAAGGTTCTATATATGAATTACAAGAATTAGCAAATGCATCAATCTCAACATATTATGATTTGGTTGTTATAATATCGCGAGGTTTGTATGAAATTAAAAATGTTGGATTAGATGATGTTGTTACAGCATATCGAAAAATAATTGATCAATGTCATCAATACGATATACCAGTCGTAATATCAACGTTGCCAACAAATAAATTTATCGATACTAAATTTGAAAAACAAATTAATCGTCCACACTTTAATATAGTATCAGTTAATAATTGGTTACGAAGACATTCGGATTATATATTAAATGCAGATCAATTATTAGATGATACATATTTTGATAGTAGCGGTATAACTTTAGATAGAGAAGCTCATAAAGTTTTATACAATCAAATGCTTCAGATAATTAAAGAAATTGATCCATCTATTAGCATTGATTCCGAAGAAGATCGTATTGAAGATGATCGTAACACTAAAATTTTATTGAAACCGGGTGATTCAAATCGCCATGTAGCTGCAATACAAAGCAAACTAGTTGAATTAGGATATGATATAAATCAAAACGAAATATCTAATAGAAAGTTCGGAAAAACTACAGTTATTGCACTCAGTACATTCAAGATGAAAACCGGATTAAATGCAAATGATATTGTAGATCAGCAAACTTTAGTTGCATTACAAAAAGCTAAAGTTGATATAACAAGTTCATCATCATTCAATAAAAAACAAAATAAGTATAAAAAAATACCAAGATCAGTTCAGGAATTTTTTAATCTTATTGCCAAGCCAGCAAAGGATCAGGAAACAACTCACGGAATTCCTGCTAGTATAACCATGGCACAAGCAGCATTAGAAAGTGGTTGGGGTAAATCTGAATTAGCTTATAAATATAATAACTATTTTGGAGTTAAATGTGGCAGATTTAGCAATTGTATAGAATTAATAGCATCTGATGGTAAACCTGCAACGTGGCGCGTATATGATGATATATTAGATAGTTTTGAAGATCATTCTAAAGTATTAAAATCATCTAGGTATGCAGATGCATTTAACTACCCTATTAGTGATTACAAAAATTGGGCAATTGCAATACAAGATGGAGGATATGCGGGGGTATCTAATAGTTATGCCGATACGTTAATTAAACTTATTGAAGACTATGATTTAAATAAATATACGTCTAGATCAGGAGAGGATGTTTTTAATTTAATTAATAAAGGTAAAGATGTTGTAACTGAACCCGTCAAAGATATTGGTCGTTTAGCGTTATTAGGTGCAGTTACGCTAAGCGCTGCAGATGATTATTTTTCTTCCGGCGGAAGATTACAAAGCACAAGCGGCGGAGGATATAATGGCGACTGGGGCGGTTCATTACCTAAATTAATTTCCATACTTCCTGCAGGAAATTGGATTGCACGATCACAAAAACGTGCACGTAAAACTACAAAAAGCGGCGGCGTTTCTGAACATTATAATAATAATATTATTTCGTATGCTGCAGATTTTTTTGTGGATAGTACATTTAATGGCGATAATGTAGCGGCTACTAAATTTGCAATTGCTATAGCAAAAAATGCTGGATCTAATATTGATTCGTGGGCACCGTATATAGGAAAATATTTGAATGTTTATACATCGGATGGATATCGTGTACAAATTATTTGGCAATCAAATGTTGGAGGAAATCATTATGATCACGTACATGTTGGAGTAGTGAATGTAAATTTAAAAAAACAATTTGATACTAAAAATATATCGTATATCAATGGAATGTAATAATTATTATAAAAAGGATATGAATGTTTGAAAAATTAATTTCTACATTAATGGCATCTAGAGATCAAGCGCATATATTTCATTGGCAAACTACCGGTCCTGGATCATTTGCTGCACACATGGCTTTGAATGCATATTATGATGCTATACCAAATATGATTGATACGCTTGTTGAAACGCATCAAGGAAAACATGGAATTGTTATGGGATATGAACCTGCAGAACGATTTGATGAATATACTCCGGATGGCGCACTTAAATATTTTAAAGCATTGGCAATGTTTGTTGAACGAGCATATGCAAAAATTCCAAAAGAAGATACAAATATTATCAATCAGTTAGATGCATTTAAAGATTTAATTTATTCAACAATATATAAATTGGAAAACTTATCATGAAAATTTTTGATTTCAAAAACCCTAGACACATACAAATTCTTAAAGAAGAATTATATAGAGCACGGCTTATT